TAGTGATTGATAAACCTTTTTCAATGTGTCCTTGTTGATTAGACCGAATGTTAAAAAGTCTAAGAAACCACCAAGACCAGCAATTAATGCTTCACCGATATCTCCAGATTCAGAGAACTCTTTGAAACCATCCATAATACCATTAACAACACCACCAATAATTGCCAGTGGAGCAAATACCTTTGTGATTGCTTTAAGCATCATAGCTGGGTTGAATAAACTTGATATAGCAGACATAAATCCACCAGAGAACATACCCATAATACCATCAAGCAGTCCACCAGATTTACCTTCAGAAGATGGCGGAGTTACCTTTGGTTTATCTCCACCAGTGTTACTTACTAACTGTTTCAACAAATCTGTTTGTTCAGTTTGAACTCTAGCAGCTTCCATCTCTTCTTCTGAAACATTACTGCTATCCTCAGTATCAGATAACTTAGCTTTAATATCATATTTTGCATATTCAGAAGATAACGCTTGGCGTTGATCTAATAGTTTCTTACCTTCAGCAGTTTTAGCGATTTGATTTTCAGAAAGACCCATCTTCTTATATGCGTCAATCTTAGATTCATTAGCTTTGATTGCTTTTGATGCAGCCTGTTGTTTAGCGAAGTCGGCTGATATATCTGAATCAGATCTAGAATCGCCTAGCATCTTTTGCTCTTTGACATAATCCATTTTGGCCAAAGACTTATTAAAAATACCACCAACATTGGTAGCTGATAATGCTGTTCGTTTTAATGCGTTGAAAGAACCAAATTTACTCATAATGTTACCTTTAATATCCACAACTGTTTCAGATAAGGATTTAAATGTAGTAACAGTATTAGCGATTCCTGCTATCATCTTAGCATCTTCTTTGGTCTTTCGCTTAACTTCCTCAGCTAACTTAACAATATTTCTATTAGTTTCTTCAGTCTGTTTTAATTGTTTCTCTTCCAGATCTGATTGTCTTTTTAATTCAGCCTGTTCTTTAGTAGACTCAATCAAATCTTTCTGACCAGTTAATTGAGCATGTGTTATTTCTCTAATGTTTCTTAACACCTGTCCATTAACATCAGCATGAATTGTCTGTGTGATCGACTGATCCAACAATCCACGTTGTAATTCTAATAGTTTACCAAACTGAGTTGGTGAAGCTGTTATTACTGTCATCTGTTTCTACTCTCTAGTCTTTGTTTTTCTTCTTCTAAGTATTTGACCAGCAGTGCTACATAAATTTCTTTTTCGAACGGTATTAGGTTCTCAATTTCCGTTAACGAGTATTTGTGGTATTGCATCAAAGCAAAATTCATTTTATAATAGTTACTCAGACTCTCATGACAAAGGTTAATTAGAAAAAACTTGATAAACCTTCTAATACTGTATGGTTATGTGCACCACATGCTGGGCAATTAAAATCAACTTCATGTTTTATCTTCGGCATTGATTCGAAGAATGCCTGAACCTTTTTGAATTGGTCAGACGTCAGATTATTAATAAATTCTTCCAGTTCTTCTTTGGTTTGTTCTTTAGCGTAATAAACTTCACTTCCGTTATAAATGTAATCAATAGAACTTGTTATGATTTTGAATACTGCATCAACATCATCTCCATTAGTTTTCTCAATTAATTGAATCATATCTACTGATGGATACTTCATCATAACGCCAACATCACCAAATAATTGTATCTGTTTAGTATGCCCTTCTTTAAATTCCACCTTTAGGCTTGTTAAATCTATGCCAATTTTAACTTTAGCCTTCTCATCATTACAGTGTGCACAAGGAAATATTAAAGAGATATCTTCACCAACTGATTTTGCTCTAATCTGCGTGAAGATGTATTCTAAATCAAATGTTGCAAATTCATTTACATCAATCGGATCTTTTATACATGACGATAAAATTTCTTTTAGTGTATTCACCATCACCTGAGAATCGTCTGATTGCTGTGCAATCAATAATGCCTTTTCTTCTTTAACGAGGAATGGTCTAAACTTCACAACCTTTTTACTAGATGGTATTTCTAGCGTATAGGTCGGAGTTGCGTTCATTGGTAATGCCATAATTATTCTCCTTTAGTCATATTCTTTATTAGCTTATTCAACTCAGCTGTGCTACCGACAAAGATAGCATTATTATTTGTCACTTTAGCTTGTTCAGCTTTAGTAGGTGCGTCAAGTTTTTGTTTCTGTTGATGTAAATCCATAAGCTGTTGGTTCACATCGGCTAACTGTTTCATTAAGTTACCCACAACCTCAAAGGCACGTGGGTGTTCAGATTGTTTAGCTACTTCTAATGCCTGCATTAGAGCTTCTTGTCCCTTAATTAAAAGTTCACGTAGGTTTGCTCTTGCTACATCATAATCGTCTTCAATTTTTTGTTCTGGCTTCTGAAGAATTTCTCCAGTAGCTGCATCAATCACTTCAACTTCTGTAGTCTTGGTTATAGATGGTACATCAAAGACTTCCGATAATCTATCATTCATAAGGTTTAATCATTTCTAGTGTTTCTAGTTGGAGGATCTCCTGGATCCAACTCAGGAACAACTGGTTTAGGAGTTGGTCTTGGAATTGTTGGAGATGTAGGAACCGTAGGAGTATTTATTGGTGTAGTTGTAGGCGCAGTAATACCAGCTTTATCGTTTAGTTTTTCTTGTGTTCTACCATAAGCAGCGATACCGAGGATAGCACCCATAGCCATGTGAAATAAACCAGCACCTTGTAGTGTGATTGGCATCCATTGAGTTTCTACCTTACCACCACCGATTGTTTGTAGTATTCCCCACAACACTGGGAATACTACGAAATCTGCAGTACAAACTACCATATACATCCAACCCATCATTGGACGCCACTTACTGTTCATCCAATCTTCGTTCTTTTTTGCACTTTCGCTTTTTTGTTCTTCTTGAGCTGCCATCTCGTTATTCCTTAAAAGAATGATAACTTGTCTGTTATACCTGTGTTATAGTTTTGAACTTCTGGTAGTTGGTTTGCGTTGCTTTGGAAACCAGAATTGTTTCCGAAGTAATCACCAATCTCTCTATTATTGATTGTTGGTAGTTTAAATAAAGAATCCCATGCTCCTGGTTCTTTTTTACCACTGGCAGGAATCTTATAGTGTGTCCAATTTCTATAATTCATAGAAACCTGTAACTTCATAACTTCTTTATTATCATATCCCATTTGAATAGGAGATATCCCTTTCGGATATGCTTCATGTAGAATAACAAGATATCTAGAATCATCTCTAGCGTCTTCAACCTGAATATACATTTCCGTTATGTAGTTTTTATAATATTCAAATTTTCTTGTTTGTGGGTTTTGAATAGAATTTATCCATGAATCAAAATATTCTTTAACGTCCATATTTTGATCGACATAAAATGTTAAATTAACATTATCATAAATTCTATCGTATGGTGCTTCTCTAACTTCACCAAATGTTCTATTCTGAGCAGTTGTTATATTAAGACCTGGTAATTGAATATCAGAACAAAACAATAAAACCTTTCTGATGTCTGCTTTTTGTTTACCTTGAATTGATGTAGGTGTTTGCATTAAAACACTGTATCGAGAAGTCTTCATCAATCCACCAGTTTTTACATTGGCGATGAATTCTTTTAATTTTGTTGATTTAGCCATATTAGTTTATTTTTCTTCTAGAGTCTAGCCATACTTCTGTTTTGGTAGCACCAACGAATCTCTCTACAGGTAACATCATAGCTGTCGCCCAGTCTTGAGCGAACACTTGTCTCATTGGAGATCTTAGATGAGCAGTTAGATAATGTTTAACACATGGAGCTGCAGGTGCGTATCTAGCTACACCATCTATTAAAGCCCATGAGTATCTCAGTCTAGTAGTTTCGTCCATTCTAGAGTTGGACTTGAAATTCATTAACTTGTCTAATAACTTAACACGCATCTGGTATGGAAGATAGTGCATGTTTAACCCAAGAAAACCACTTTCAACTTTTCTGAATGGAAATACCAACGGGAATCTGTCATAATACGGTAATGTAGCTTTCAACTTTGGATCATAAAGAAACATATAAAGGTTTCCAGGTACCACGGTAGTTCTTA